GATCCTTTTCCCTTACGCTCAAAGTTTACACCTTGGGCTAGAAGCCATCGTTTAAACTCGTTGTAGCTCATGAGCTGCTCCTGTTTAAACAATAAAATCACTATAAGACATTTATGTCCTATAGTCAATCTTTAATAAGACAATTATGTCTTTTTTTAAGAAAAAATAAGACAAAAACGTCTTATATTTTCCTTGCAATCCTCTAGGAAGAGAGCGAAAATCTATCTTAAGAAATAAGCTAACATATTGTTTTATAGGTTTAAAATGAGAGAAATTATTGATACACAAACTGCAGAAAATATTAAGCGTGCCCAGATGAAGCTAGCTTTAATTAATGAACAATTGTTAGAGTTAAAGGAAGGGGATTGTAATAGTCCATTTGCAAAGATGAGTATTCAATATATTAATGATGAACTAGCAAAAATCATGAGTTTCATGAACCCATAAAAAAAGCCCTAACGGGCTTTTTTAACAACTCTATTTCGGCATTATAAGACCATAATCTTTAAAACGTATCACTTCATCACCAGCCCATTCATTGAACTGAAGTAGCCGTGACTGAAGAGGTGTAATTTCATTATGATAGAATACTTCAGTTGCCGATTTAATATCACCGAATCCCCCTGCATTGCTCGGAACTACACCCATGAGTTGTGGCGGTATTCTTAATGAAGCCAACATGTCATCACGACTGATTGATTTAATATTTATGAAATCGTCCTTTGCCGCGATTTCTGAAGTTGGAATTACTTGGATACCATCTTTTTTACCACCTGGACTGTAGTAAAATAAATTTCTAAAATTTCCTGGCCCTTTACTTTCTTTTAGTGCTTTACGCAAATTTGAGATGTCGTTTACATCAGCAGCTGGATCGCTAACATACAAAATAAATCCTGCATGCGAACCATTGTTATAATATTTTCGCCGAAACAAAGTAGCTGATTCATTCAACCATGCACTTTGTAAAGCTGAAATATATTCTGGCGTTCCATAGATTTCCTGATCAATATCAGTTTCCCGGATGTGACAAATTCGGTGACTCTGATTCAAGTAAAAGAATTGACCTTTATGTTCACCGGCCCAAGTGTATTTTGCCAGCGCGGGTTTAAATTCAATTGTATTGTGAAGACGTGACCTTACATCTTCAACAAAGGTGTTACCGCACCAGATAAAATCTAAAGATATTTGTTCAAATGCCTTACGGCTTAGGCGAGGATGTGGAACAAATAAGTTAGCCAGGAAGTTTCTCTTAAAAATAATACCGCTGCTTAAGTAAGGAGTAGCTTTATAACTTTTCGAAAGTCCAGTTAGGCTAACTTGAGGTTCATACCATTTTCCATTGAACCAGCATTCCATATAGTTTGATAAGTCATGGCCATCAAGTACAGGTACCGCATCACCGAAAGAAAAGGCCTCTGCCTGCCCCGGAATTATTTGTTGTGACTGTTGAGGTAAATAGCTCAATGCAGAGTTCATCAAAGTTTTAGCAGTTGAAAAAAGGTTCATGAATAAATCTCCAAGACGGATGTATTTGTTTCTGTAATGCCTGCCAGTGGTTCGTTATAGATCGCATGCATAAGTGCCCAAGCGAGATCGGCATGACCTATTTCTTCTGAACGTCCAGCAGTAAATGTGATTTGTGTTTGACTTGCCGTCATTGTTTTTTTGATGCTCATTAAAGACTGAGTTAAGTCTTTATCGCCTGCATCATATTCGAGTCGACCATTACGAATAACATCTAAAGTTTTATAGACAAGTTGAGCTTTGACATCCGGAGAATACTTGAATGCATGAACAGCAGGAAAAAACTGTTTTACCAATTCAGCAACACCGATTCCCATACCAGTTGTATCGACTCCGATATACGTCACGTTATAGCGTTTAGTAATATTACGAATATGTTCAGCTTGTTGAGCAAAGTCATCACCTTTGAATTGATGACGTTCTAAAACCCGGAACTTTCCACCGGCTACAGCTGGAGGAGCTACTACTACAAGGCCAGCATTATCACCACTTAATGCCGGATCATATCCGACCCAGACAGGTTTATTGGCAAATGGTCGAGTGTGCCAAACTTTGAAATCTGACCAGAGTTCTAAAGAGTCGACCATACAATGCATGAGCATGTTAAGTGGGAACATGGACTGTCCATCGTCCACAAACTCACACATCAGCAGATTCTGAAAATCTTCTGCAGAGTATTCGAACCTTAGATCATCGATGTTAAATAGATCACAGCCTCCTTCTTCTGCATCAATAATCGTGACAACTTGTCGCCAAATTTTATCTTCACATAACCGACCATTTTTTAATGAGGTATGGGATACGTCGATATTGACCTGTTGATTCTTCGGTCGGCCTTTATTAAAACGGGCGCCTGTCCAGAATGGATGTGCTTCATGCGTAATGGTAGAAGGAGTCGAAAAGTAAGTTTTACGCCACTTTTTATGTAGCGCCATTGCTGAAGCAACTTTTTCTAGCTCATTAAATCCATGAGTCCAGAAAAACTCATCAAAATAAAAATTACCATGGTGTCCTTGAGCAGTACGATAGTTCGTACCCAAGAATAAAAGCTCAGCACCATTTGATAAAACAATCGGATCACCAGTCAGTTCAACTCCACACACATCAGCAGCAAAGGCTTTAATGTAGTGTTTAAAAATATGAGCTTGTGCTTTTGATGCTGAAAGAAAAATCTGATTTCGACCGGTTTTGAGCGCATCTATTAAGGCTTCACGGGCAAAATAATAGGTTGCACCGATCTGTCGGCTTTTTAATATTGCCCGTGAACGCTGATCCATTGCCCGGTACCATGTCCACTGGTATTCAAACAGGTTTTCTTCAAACGCTAGAACCAGCTCTTCAATCTGCTCTTCAGTGAAATGATTCGGAACTTTTTTGCGAGGAGCAGTATTACGTTTTCTGATCTCTGGATTTAAATCAGCTTCAGTACCATCATTGCGATACTTTTCAATCCGGGCAAATTCTTTATAAGCCCGCATCAACATATCAATTTCTTTAATGTCGCCAGATGTCTTTTTATTTTTAAGAATGAGCACCATCAGACGTACAGTTAAAGCATTTTCAACACGATTTTCAGGTTTTTCTTTTTCCCAATCTTCGCGTGTTTTCCATGCCTGAACTGTACGTTCATTTTCATTAAGTACTTCTGCAATATCGACAATTTTCCACCCAAGCCAATACAAGAACTTGGCTTTAAGTTTGTTGTCCATAATCAGATGCAAATTTGCTATAGGGGATAAATCATTCATTGCCATTTGCTGTTTGCGTTAATGTGCAAACATTGGCAGTACATAACTTAATATTCAGTCAATCCCATTTGTATATGGCTCATATACAAGCCTATTGAATTGCAGGAGCTATACATCATTGCCCATTCTGCACCTATTCAAAATCGTGATTTTTATCCGTTCTTAATTAATGAATAGGTTTGCAAATGAGCAAAGAAGACAAAGAAAAGAAATACAAATCGAAATGGTTCTGTATTGCTGTAGCTGGTGACACTACCGATGGTCGTGAGATCCAAGCTGATTGGATTATCCAAATGGCACAAAACTATAATCCAAACACCTATGGCGCTCGGATCAATGTTGAGCATTTGCGCAGTATTTATCCTGGTAGTGTATTCGGTGCTTATGGTGATGTCCTGGCTTTAAAAACTGAAAAAGTTACTATTGATGGTGAAGAAAAAGATGCATTGTTTGCCCAGATCGAACCGACGCAAAGTCTGATTGAACTGAACAAACAAAAGCAAAAAGTTTATACATCAATCGAAGTAGACCAAAATTTTGCAAATAAAGGTACTGCATACCTGATTGGCTTAGCTGTAACAGATAGCCCGGCATCATTGGGTACGGAAATGCTTCAGTTTGCAGCAGGCGCAAAAGTCAAT